CTAAACATGTAGAGATGCTGAATAAGATGATGTCTGACCCTGATGAAAGGGAGATGTATAGAGACAGATTCTTGTTTAATGCTTCTGTGATGAAAGAAGGTAGATATACTTTTACTCAGTATATGGAGGCTATTAAGTTTGTTAGCTTAAAGCATATGGGTGAAAGTACCGTTAGTGCTTATGCCAAAGTATTCCCTGATAGATACGCCAGATTAGTTGCTGAAGGTAAAGACCCTCAAAGGTTTGCTATTAACTACACTAGGAATAGTCTTGTTAAAGAGATTACCGATAGAGAGTTTGTACCAGTACACTTAGCTAATCATGATATCTTCCAGAAGGCAGTTAATGGATTAGCTGACATGATGATTAATGGAACCAAGGAGAAGAATAGATTAGATGCAATGATTGCTATTGTTAATCATCTTAAACCACCAGAGAAGAAGGATACGGTTATCAATGTAGGGGTAGTAAATAATCAGCTTAATGAACTAACGGTTAATCTTAGTAACCTAGCTGCTGCTCAGTTAGAAGCCATTAAATCAGGTAAAGTAACGGTTAAAGAATTAGCCGAATCTAGTATCTATACAGTAGAGGAAGAAGATGAAAGTTGAAGATTACTTGAATAGTGTTAGTTATGCTGAAGATGCTAGTTATATTCCTAGTCAGTTCTCTATTGAGTTTGTAAACTTTATTAAGCTGGTTAATGGTAATGAAGGAGAAGAGAATAAAACACCAGTACTTCATTACAGAATGCTTGACCAGATAGCTAAAGGGGAACCTCGTATTGCTAATATGATTCATCGAGGAGCAGCCAAAGCAATAGCCTTAGACACAGAGTTATTTCTTCTTTCTGGTTCCGATGTGATTAAAACTAAAGCACGAGATATTAAAGTAGGAGACATGCTTATTGATAGAGAGGGTAATCCTACTAAGGTTATTGCAGTATCAGAAATATTTGATAAACCTTGCTATGACATTGACTTTAAGAATGCAGGACAAGATAGATTAGTAGTATCAGAAGACCATCTAAATTTCTTCTTTGATGGTAAGAAAGAGTTTATTACTACACTTAAAGAGTATGTTCCACCTAACCTGAAAAATAATAAAAATGAACTATATGCTCCTCTATGTAAAGCATGGAAGATTGGAACCAAGAAAGTAGAGAGACCTTATGAAATGGGTTTCAATAGTTTGTACCTGGAGAACTTCTTTGAGTATGACTACGAAACTAGGAAAGCCTTTTTCATGGGTATTATGGGGAAGAGTGGAACCATAACGAATAAAGGATTTCTTAGTATTGATTATGAAGGTAAGTATGACAAAGATTACATAACTATGCTTATTCATAGTTTGGGTGGTTATATTTTATTTGATGCTAATCCTATTCTGTTTATGGTGGACTTCTGTCCTTTTAGAGATGTAGAGCTGAAGAGAAGATACTTTGCTAACTTTGGAGACCCACAAAGGAGATATATAAAAGAGTATGCAAGGATTAGAAAGATAACCAAGAAGAGGAAGTCAGTACCTACTGTATGCTTTAAGGTAGATAGTCCTACAGAGAGTTTTACTCTAGCTAATGGAGTAGTTACCCATAACACTACATTGTTTGGTGAGTATCTTATTCTTTACTTGGCTTTCATGGGTGGAAGATTACCTGGGTATAAATCACCTATTAAGTTGGCACTGTATGTAGCAGATAGTATTGATAATGGTGTCAAGAATATGCGTAAGAACTTGCAGTATAGGTATGAGAATAGTGCCTTTCTTCAGCAAGTCTTAAAAGCAGAGTGGACAGATATTGAATGGAGATTTGAGAACAAGAGAGGAGAGAAATTTATTGTTAAAGCTTATGGTGCTAAGTCTGGTGTTCGTGGTACTAAAGCTTTAGGTGTTCGTCCTCAATTAGCTATTCTAGATGACTTGGTAAGCGATGAAGATGCAAGAAGCCCTACGGTATTACAGTCTATAAGAGACACAGTTTATAAAGCAGTAGACTACGCTTTACACCCTACCAAGAATACTATCTTGTGGTTGGGTACTCCTTTTAATGCTAATGACCCTTTATATGAAGCAGTAGAAAGTGGTACTTGGGCAGTGAATGTCTTTCCTGTATGTGAGAAGTTTCCTTGTACTAAAGAAGAGTTCAGAGGCTCTTGGGAAGATAGATTCCCTTATGAATATGTCCTTAAGAAATACACCCAAGCCAAACAAGATGGAAAGATAGATACTTTCCTACAAGAGCTAATGCTAAGAATTATGTCTGATGATGCAAGATTACTTACTGAAGATAACTTTAAGTGGTACAGCAAAGATAGCTTAATGAAAGTTAGACATAACTTTAATTTCTATATCACTACTGACTTTGCTACTAGTGATAGAAGTACTGCTGACTTAAGTGTTATCAGTGTATGGGCATATAACCATAATGGAGATTGGTTTTATGTAGATGGTATTGCTGAACAACAGGATATGGGTAAGAACATAGATGCTTTATTCAAGTTAGTTAGTGAGTACAAACCAATGGAAGTAGGTATTGAAGTTACTGGTCAACAAGGAGGATTTATTCCTTGGATAAACCAAGAGATGATGAATAGAAATATATGGTTTAACCTAGCAACAAGCAGTAATACCAAAGTAGGAATAAGACCTACCACTGACAAGATGCAAAGATTCAATGTTGTTGTTCCTTGGTTCAAAGCAGGAAAGATGTACTTTCCTCTACATCATGATTTCCATAAAGGATTACAAGAAATGATGGAAGAATTGAGACTAGCTTCTTATCAAGGTTTCAAGAGTAAACATGATGACAGTATTGATACAGTATCTATGCTGGCTTTGTTAAAGACATTTAAACCTAGTGCTGAAGTTGCTATAACAAACAGAGGTGTATTTGATACACCAGAACCAGTAATAGAATCGGAGAGTTACTTTGTATGAATCTGGCTGAGTTTATAGACCTGCTTAATACAGCAGAACTTTCACAACACTATATGGGAGATACAGATGATGCTATGAATCTAAAGTATCTACCTAAGATAGTTACTCTTGTGAACCAAGGAATAAAAGAACTACATACTAAGTTTCTTATTAAGAAAGGTAGTTTGTATCTTTGTTTAGATGGATGTACTAGAAGGTATCATCTATGTCATAAAGAACCTTATGTAACTACTGAAGATTGTCCTTTAAGATTATTGGAAGTATTAGAGATATTCTCTTGTGATGGTACTCCAGTAAGACTGAATGCTAATCACAGAGATATGAATTTATCTTGTTGTGTAATAGATGTATTCATGTCTGATTACAGAACACTTGAGTTTAGTGTTACTTGTGGTCAGTTTAGGATTAACTTCAGAAGGAATGGGGAAGTTATTCCTAATCCATTAAAGGTAGATAGGTTTAATCCTGAAGAGATTAAAGTAGATATACCTGATGCTTATATAGATGCTTTACTCTATTATGTAGCTAGTAAGTTATTTACTACCATTATTCCTAATAGTCAGGCTGGAGCAGTATCTCAAGGTAATATTTATTATCAAAGATACATTACTGAGATACAAAGACTTCAGGAAGCTGGGTTTAATGTTAGTGGTGTAAATAATGAATCACAAAGATTTAGAGATAGTGGGATGCCATAAATGATAGTAGATAAAGACCAACTAGAAGCACCACCTAAGCTAACTACTTGGGTTAATGAACCTACTCTTAGAGAACTAAAGCAGGATTTAACCAGTGCTTATGGTTATCACAGTACACAAATAACCAAGATAAAAGAATGGTTAGATAACTTGAATATTAAACCTCTACCTAAGTGTAAAGGAAGAAGCAGTGTCCAACCACAGCTTATTAGAAAGCAAGCTGAATGGAGATATGCAGCTTTATCAGAGCCTTTCTTGGCTACACAGGATATATTCAGAGTAGACCCTGTTAGTTGGGAAGACAGGAAAGCTGCTAGACAGAATGCACTGGTATTAAATAACCAGTTCCAAACCAAGATAGATAGAACAAGGTTTATTGATAACTACATAAGAACAGCAGTAAATGAAGGTACTGCTATTGTAAAAGTGGGGTGGAAGTATGAAGAGAAAGAGGTTGAAGAAGAAATACCAGTATTTCAATATCAACCGATACCCCCAGAAGCAATGGAGCAGTATCAAGCACAGATACAAGAGCTACAAAGAGCCAAGGTAGAAGAGCCTGATAGCTTTACTCAACTAGACCCTGCTTTAGTTGAAATGCTCAGAATGTATGAAGAAGAGAATGCTCAGCTTATTCCTTCCTTAGTTCAAATGCGTAAGCAGAAGAGAAATAAAGTAGTAGTAAATTGTCCTTCAGTAGAGCTATGTGATTATCGTTCAGTAATTATTGACCCTACTTGCGAGGGAGATTTAGATAAAGCTAGCTTTGTAATCTACAACTTTAGTAGCTCTATCTCTGCTCTTAAGGAGACAGGTCTTTATAAAAATCTTGAATATATTAAACCTGATGATAGTGGTTACTTGAACCAAAGGGATGAAGACTTCCTTACTGGTGAGTTTGGTTTCTTTAAAGATACTCCTAGGCAGAAGTTATCCGTATATGAATACTGGGGTTATTGGGATATTGATGGCACTGGAATAGTTAAATCTATTGTTGCTACTTGGGTAGGTGGAGTACTAATAAGAATGGAAGAGAATCCTTACCCTGATGGTAAGCTTCCTTTCGTTGTGGTTCCCTATCTACCAGTGAAAAACAGTGTCTATGGTGAACCTGATGGTGCTTTATTAGTTGACCATCAGAAGGTCGTAGGAGCTGTTACAAGAGGCTTGATAGACTTACTAGGTAAGAGTGCTAACTCTCAAACAGGCTTCCCTAAAGGAGCTTTAGATGAAGTAAACCTTCGTAAGTATTCTGCTGGTCAAGACTATCAATACAATCCTAATGCTAATCCTCAAGCAATCTTCCAGCATAAGTATCCTGAGATACCTGTATCAGTACTGAACTTCTTACAGCTTCAACATGCTGATGCAGAAGCTCTTACAGGCGTTAAAGCTTACAGTACTGGTGGAGGTATTACTGGTGCTGGTTTAGGCCCTACTGCTAGCGGTGTAAGAGGAGCATTAGATGCTGCTAGTAAAAGAGAGATGGGTATATTGAGAAGACTCTCTAATGGGATTATTCAAATAGGCAGAAAGATAATTGCCATGAATAGCCAGTTCTTACAAGAAGAAGAGATTGTAAGAATTACCAATGAACAGTTTATTAAAGTTAGAAGGGATGATTTAGCAGGTAACTTTGATTTAAGGTTATCTATTTCTACTGCTGAAAGTGATGATGCTAAAGCACAAGAATTAGCTTTCATGTTACAAACAATGGGTAATAACATGGATGCAGGAATGTCTAAGCTAATTCTTACAGAGATAGCTCATTTAAGAAAGATGCCTGACTTAGCACATCAAATAGAAACTTATCAACCTCAACCTACTCCTGAAGAACAGCAAATACAGCAACTTAATATTGCTAAATTGGAAGCTGAAGTTGAGTT